GCAACATCTGTTTCTAATTTTTTTAGATACTCTGGGTCAATTACTATTGAGCCATTTGCGTCTTTATTTATTTTACTGTTATCGCTTTTATCACCATAACTTGAATCTATTATACTTTGAAGTTTTTCAGCGGCACTGCTTTCTTCTTTAGTTTTTCCTAACAAACCACCTACTAAATCAATAGCTTTTCCAATTATTGAAGTACCTGCTTTTTCAACTGCAGTAGCTGTATCTAAAGCATACTTTTGCAATTCAGGTGTATCAAATTCTCCAGCTTTAGCTCTTGCGTTTAATGCCGCTAAAATCTTTTTATCAGAATCTCTAAATGCCATCTTGCCTAATATACCTACAATTGGTATAAAAGAAAATACTGCTTCAACTCCAGTACGTAAAGGACCATAGGTATTTTTATTTTTTACTAAATCTAAAAATTCTTGACCACTTAACTCTGGGTCCATCCAATTAACAGGAGTTGTATCTACACCCTTCATTGGATCGTATTCTTTTTCTCTACGAGGTGGATTAACTGCAGCTACTATTGCGGCAGTTTCAACATCTTCTGGGCTTACTTCTTCACCTTCTACTGGAACAAATCTAGTGTATCCTTCTGGTATTGGAAACATTGGAACACCATTAACAAACGGAACCATATATTTTTCACCAGCGGCATTTACAAATAATACTAACTCAGGTTCACTACCACCCATTAAATCTTTAAATGTAAGTTTTTTAGGTACGCCACCTTCTTGAAAATTTTGTGTAGGTATAAATCCACCATCTGCAAACTCCATAGGTTCGCCTTTTTCACCTACAACTACTAGATCAGCCATACCAAATGGCATGTCATCATCCATAGTTGCTTCATCAGAATTACCCATCTGACCCATAGCTTCCATTTGTTTTAATCCCATTTTAGCATCTTGACGTATTGACATGAGTTTGTCAAGCCCTACAAAACGAACTACATCGGCTGGAAATATAAACTCTCCTTCACTAACGTTGGCAGGTATGTCATCACGTACACCTTCTTTAGTGCCGCCTACAGGTACTTCATTACCAGAGACTTCATCTACCATACCGCCTTCATCTTTAAGGCCACCATCACCGAATAGTTCCATTTGATTGTTCATTTTAATACTTCTTCCCTAAGTAAAAGTAACCTACGCAAAGTATGTATAGAACCTTGCGCCCGAAAAACTACAGTACTATCTTCTGCCTGTTCTATAGTTTTGTGTTGTTGTTTAATTAAATCCTCTATGTAGTTATTGAACTGGTCCCACTGCTGCGGGTTGACCACCAGCGGCTTGAGGTTCTTGAGTAGGTTGTTGTGCATTGCCTGTAAATCCTTCCTGTCCCGGTGCAGGTACTCCACCTGTACCTACTGTAGCTCCACCTGCTCCTGATGGGTCTACTTGTGGTTGTCCTTCTTCTGGGGCAGGTTGTTCTTGTTGGAAGCCTTTCATTATCTCTGCCTGTATTGCAGCTTCATCCATGTTGTTGGTAACTTTATCTGGATCAAGTTCAAGAGACTTTGCAATCTCACGAATAATGTATGGGAACTTAGTAAATGGTGCAAGAGAGGGTTGTGCCGCAATCTGCATAAATTGTGTAAGGCGCTGACTACGTACTTCGTTAGCCATAAGACTTTCAGTACCACGTGCTTTAACTTCTAAGTCACCTTTAATATCAGGATCAAAGTCAAACTGCATATTAAAACGAAATAGACCCTCCCCTAAAGGGCGCAATAAGTAATCATCAATGTTCTTGACAACGGACTTAATACTACCCTGTGCCGCACCCATAAGCATTGATATGCCTGAAGCTGTGCGCCCTACACCTGTAACACCTGTTTGTCCATGTGCAAAGCTAGGAAAGCCAGTGCTTTCGTCTGCCAGTACACGTGCTTTATCAAACAACTGTAAGTTTTCTCCTGATACATTAGGAAACTTAGTACCAAAGATTGCCTGTCCGGGTGCGCCACCTTGACGCCTAAACACTTTGCCGGGATACACAGATAAATCCTGCCCCGGCACTAAGTTAGTCTCATCAACCTCAATCAATAAGTTACCTGATAGTACGGCATTGTCTACCGCCATACGCATGAAACCGTTCATAAGGGTCTGTGTATCGTCCATATTTTCAGCTATACCTACACCAAAGAATGAATAAGGATTTAGCTCATAAGGTGCAGCATGATAAGGAATACGTGCAGGTTTAAATGGATTAATAACCATTCGCAATACTTTGTTATTACAGATCCACACATTAGCTTGTAACTCATCTACTTCGCTAAGTTCAGAGGGTATATCTACTCCCTGTTCTTCAAGCATAGATACATCTACTGTACCCCAATACTCTAGTACTTCGTATCTTTCTACGCCATGTTCAGGTGCGTAGTCAGATAGATCATCTTCCCAAGATTCTTTGTTGTAATTTTCACCTAGTTCAATAGCTTCATCAATTACTGAGTTACGAAAGAAAGGACGTTGCTTAAGTTGTCTAATCTGTGATCTGGACATCTTATGACGCTCAATTACATACTGAGCTTCATCCATATTATTGGCATCAGGATCTGGATAAAAGTTCCACACGGATACGTGCGATACCTGTGGTATTGTTTTAATTATAGGATTATAGTTACCTTCTTCATCCCATTGTGGATACTCTTTGTCTACGGCAAATGGACCCTTCATTACACCTGTACCAAACAGAGCCATTTCAAATGCAGTATTGCGAAGGTGTTTACTTGCATTAGATTCTTCTAGTTGATCTTGTATTTTCTTTTGCATTTTCTTTGCTGCAACCATTGCAGGACTAAATGTAACTGCAGTAGGTGTAAGACCTACACCTTTTTTTAAACCATCAATGTCTTTTAGCTTGTCAGTAAGTGGGCCTAGCATTTCACCAAGAGTTTTGGCTGTTGCACCTTTAGGTAACTCTTTACCATCACCCTTATAACCATAAGGACTTACTTCTTTATCTACATCCGATTCTTTAATCTGATCAGGTTCTGCAGGATCAAAGTGTACATCTGAGACTACACCCTCTGGCAATTCAGTAGGATCAACTGTAAGAGGAAACTTATTGTTTGCAAACATTACAGACTCTAATTGTTGATAGGCAGCAAGAGTTTTTGTTTTAGTTACTTTAATAAATACCCTAGATTTTTCTACTTCTGTAAACTGTACGTCTGGTCCGTATATACCACGATAGTTTCTATAGGCATCTAACCAACGAGTTTCATCTTGTTGACGATAATCTTCCGCACGTTTATACCTACTTTGAATGTAAGGAATAATGTTATTAGTTTTATAATCGTCTACATTAGACTCATCTGTATCTTCTAATACAATTGACTCGTCTTCAATAAATATGTTATCTTCTTCCATCTAGGTTTCCTTAATATCCGAATTTAGAATCTGCTACTGGCATACTGTTTGTAGGAGTACCACGAACATCATAATCCCATATACTAAATCGTGGTCTTGACATAATACCATATCTTAGAGCATCATACAAGTGGTCTTCTGAGTGTGTATCTACATCTTCTGGGTTCTTTTTATCCAGAGGTATTGCAGGTAATTGTGATATTGTTTCTCTACAAGTGTCAAAGAATACTAGCCTTGGTTCTTCTGTAAAATCATCTACCTGTAAACGTCTATGTATTTCATTCTTACCTGCTACACGTGAGCCTTTACTTCTATCTGATGGACGCCAACGACATCCACGCATAATCATTTGTTCTGCCAAAGAAGGGCCAGTATCACCACGTTTATGCCACAAAGAACTATCAAGAACCCCGTAACGCATGTTGCCATCGCCAGCCTCTTCCTCAAGTACCATGTCAGCTAAGTCAACTGCAAGAACCTTTGATACGTATAACTCTCTATATACTACCAACTGTTCACTAGGACTAACTGCAAACCAAAGTACACCTGTGTAACTTCCATATCCATAGTCACAGGCTCTAAACTTTACCCAATTACTAGGAATAACAAAGGGTTCAACTACATGTATATTTCTGTTAAACTCTGTAAAGGCTGCGCCTTCTTTAATATCCCAATCACCATCTAGTAACTGTCTTCGTTGTTGTTCTGGTAGTGACAAAAGCATTGCTTCGTAGTCACCTTGTTGTGCTAAATAAGGATTGTCCTTTAGTCTTGCAGGTATAAACCTACGTTTAAATAAAGGTCTTCCTGCCTTCTCATGTCCTGCAGGATACCTTAACTGTTCTCCTGTTTCAATGTCTGTAGCTATGTACGATTTACCTGCAGGTGCAGGATCAATAAACATTTTCTTTACCCAACCGTGTCCCCTTCCACCGGGGTTAGTAGTTGCCCTCATTGAAAGAGGAAGGGTAGGGTCTGCAGATCTTAAACGTGAGCGCATATAAGACCAAGCAAAAGGTGTAGCCCA